ATGAAAGGTTTTGTGCTAGTACTATCACTGCTAATATTGTCGACTAATGCTGTTGCTGCGGGAAAAGTCATCACTGTCAGTAAGTTTGAATTTGGTAAGCAATGGGCGTTTAGCCGTGAAGAAGTGATACTGGAATGTCGCACCGGGAATGCGCTTTTTGTGATTAATCCCAGTACCTTAGCGCAATATCCTTTGAATGACATTGCCACTGAACAAATGAAGTCGGGTCACGTATTGGCAAAACCTTTAGATGTATTGTTGTTGGATGACAGCACCAAACCAGGTCAAAAAATGAGTTTGGAGCCATTCCAGTTGCGTGCAATGACATTGTGTGGAAAATAATCAGCCTGACTACAGCTTATCGAGATATTAGATTATATTTAACAGCCAGTTAGCTATTCGATGATCAGTTAAAATAGTCATAATCAAAATCAATTTACAACCGTGACTATTTAGTTCCATAGCTAGGTTGGCGAAACACATGTACTCGACTACTCTTAAAGAGTAAGGCTGAATAAGCCTACGTTAATGCCAACTTTTAGCGCACGGCTCTCTCCCAAGAGCCATTTCCCTAGACCGAATATAGGAATCGTATTCGGTCTCTTTTTAAGTTGTTGATTTTAATGGTGTTTTTCTGTTTCTCCCGAAATCCCCCGAAATTTCCCCGAAATCCTATACTCGGCCTAAATCTCAACCCACTCATTTTTACGTGAATCCAGGTATACATTCGTCATTTTCATCGATTTGTGTCCAAGCAATTTCTGTGCAAATTCCTTACCGTATTCCGCTTCATAAAGACGCGACGCCAGGCTGCGGATCTCGTGAAAGCTGGGGGGGGATATTTCATAAACCAGATCGGTAGCCTTCAATGCTTTAACAAATGCTTTGGTAAGCGAGTCCGCGTTTAAGGCTCCAGGTTCTCGGCCTGAACTTTTGCTGGATGAGCTGATGAGATATTCACTTTTACTGTTATTCAGGCACTTTTCTATAATGTCGCCAACCGTGGTATTCATTATTTCCAGCCGTAATGATAGCGATATTGCTATCTGCATCTTAGTCTTACTCTGGACGATCCAGAGCTTGCCGTCATGCACATCACTTCTTTTTAATTGCCGCACATCGTCACGGCGTTGGCCAGTAATTAGCGCCAACGCCAGGCTGAGTTGAACCCAGTTTTGCTGTTGGCCGGCAGCTTCATAAATCTTGCAAAAGGCAGCATAGTCGAGCCGTTCCCGCTTAACTTTTGGTGACGGCGTGCGTGTTGCTTCCACTGGGTTGGTGCTAATTAAGCCATCAGCAATGGCTTCCCTAAACACATCAGACAAAACAGAACGTAGATTTACTGCCATCGAACTTTTACCATTATCGACATAGGCATTAATAAAATCAGCAATATGCTTGGTGGTAACGGTCTCGATCGGTCTCTCGCCAAATTCTTGGTTAATATATCCGATTTGCAGGACTCTCATTTTCATGGTGTTCTCAGCCAGCTCGCGACGCTTTAATAGTTCTGAATAGCGCTTTAGCCAATTTGCGACGGTATTAACTTCGGCTTTAGCCGCAGGGGTTGGGGCAGGGGCTTGCAATCGTTCAAGTAGGGCTACTGGCTGAAAATTGGATTCAATATAGTTATTGGCCTGAATAGCCTGAGATATAGCATCCCTACGGGCAATTTGCCCGAGTGTTATTTCCTCCCCAGTAATAGGGTTGCGCCAGTAAAATGATTTACGCGAGCGGCGATAGGTAAGGTTCCGAGGTAAATTGGCATCATATCTTTGCGGCCTTGATGCCATGATTAATTCTCTCTATTAATGGTGAGTTAACATCGGGTGATGCTTTTATTATTTTTTTAGCTAAGCGATAGCTTTTAGGTTGAATATAAATAGCACCAGGTTGCACCCGATATTCCCGCCCATGCTTTTCAGGCGCAGGATAAATATTGCCGCCTCGTGCCCAGCGTTGGAGTGTTTGGGGAGTTGGTTGCTTGCTGCGGTAGGTTTCTTCCGCCCATTCTTCTAATGTCAGTAATTTGGTCATCGGTCTTTCCTCAGTAGGAAAGGGCGCAACGATGCTGCGCCCTATTATGGACGTTTTGTCTGGGGTGGTAAGGGGCTATGATTAAAAGGACGTTACGGTATTTTGATTAAATGAATCAAAGGCCACCAGATGGTAGCCACTTTACATGAGTATCTTATTTAAATAGAAAAAGACAAAAGTGCTTTTTTTAAACTGATTTCTAATTCCTTTTGAGCCATAAGATCTGAAGAGTCTATATGTGGTAGTGCATCAAGATAATAATTAACATCATTGTTATCTTTCCAGTAAATTAGCCAATCGCCACTTGAACTATTTTTCTTTTCGAATATAATTTTAATTTCTACATCTAATAAACCAATAATTTCTTGAGAAATGGTTTTCATTTCTTGATCTGTCATTTTTCTTTTAAGTAAATGTTCATTTTTATAAACGATAGCACTAATAATTGATTCAATATCATTATCCTTAGGATGAATTTTGTTTCTCTCTGCGAACTTTTTCAATACTACATGAGTCGTTTTAGTGATCAGTGCTTCATCTGTTACTGATTTTGACGGGGGATATGAACCACTTTTTTTATCTATATTATTAAATGTTCTTGTTTTTGAATCTTCTGAAATATGGACATGCCAGTATTCTGAAAGTATACCTTTTAGCTTCCTCTCTTTACTTTTCATTGCATGAGAGGAAGGCGCTGCTTTTAGGTTTTCTAAAATCCGTATAGCTTCGTACACCCCCCTTGAAAAAAATCCACGAGTATCAACGTTAGGACTTACTTTTTCTTTCAAAGCATCTGATATGCGATTTTTAAAAATATCATCTTGGAACAAGATATTCACCCTTATATTATAATATTCATGTCTAATATTTTTATCCTTTTTATCCTTTTTATCCTTTTTATCCTTTTTATCCTTTTTATTTTCCATTAATACAAGGATAATCATTATCTACTATAGGTTTAATTTTTGGTTACGCCCAGTAAAATTTGTTCTACTAAGACCGGTTAGCGAAGTATTTTTGCCGTAAAGATCTTCAATTTCATTAATGTACCCTGATAGCGAGGATTGTTACTGCTACCTTCGCATTTCAGCCATTTAACTGTGATAGCGTTCAGATCATTATGAGTCATGCTTAGCATTCCTCAGGTCTGTGGCAAACTGCATCTACCGACTCGTGAAATCCATCCGCAGCCAGCTCACCCCCCTGAGCCATTGTCTCGTTAAATATCTGAGTAGTGGCAGGTACCTGCTGTTTAATGATTTCCAGTGCCCGAGCATGATTTAAATATCCGATTTGATGAGTATTTGCCCAGTCATTTAATTGGGTATCAGATTGATAGTTTGGAGTATCAATATCTACGCCCTCTAGATTTTCCAATAACCAATCTCTTGCATTGATAAGACGCCCGGCTTGAATGAGTGCCAGTGCCGCAATAGATCCAACCACTAACCGGTTTATTAGCCATGCACCGGATAACTCCCGCGCTGCTTTTTCTTGCAGAAGAATATTCTCAGCAGCCAGTATTCGATTCCTGTTTTCCAGATCAACAATAGTATTTTTGGCTTCGTGATAACCCTCTAGGATCACGGGCAATAACTCTGATTTAGTCAGCAGATCATTAAATTTAGGATGAGTGGCAACGTAGTCAGCATTTGGATCTTGGAAATTATATATCAGGGTGTCGTAGGCTCCCATAAAGCGCCCAAATCCACCGTGGCCTTGTACCAAGGAATCCCATGCAATTGCAATAAATGTGCGCTCTTCATCACTGATATCTTGATCGTCAAGACGTTCCAGAAATTGCTCAGATGATTCCCTGTGCCAGCGGTCCTCTGCTGCTTCAGTTGCGTGAAATAGTTTCCAAAGAGATTTCACTTCATCTTCACTGGGCCTTGCCATTTTTATCGATATTATTTGGCTCATTGTCTTGTCCTCGCCATTAATACACCGTCAACGGGTAAACAAACATATTCAGTTGGTAATCTCTCTTTCTGAATGTCAGCAAGGCAATTGCTTTTGTCGGGATATATATATCCCTGTGGTTCATACTGACAGGGTTGGAATGTAAAACAGACGTAGAGAAACAATCCAAACATAGGATTACTCCTTAATTGAATTAAACAACCCCCAGCCTATGAGTAGGAATATAGTGAGTAAGGCTAGGGTATTAGTGAGGTGAGTTAAACTCATTAACGACAAGGTTTATTTAGATTCGCTATTAAAAGAATTCTCAGCATTTTTATATTCAGTGCCAAGTATTTCAATCGCACCTGAATCTTCTTTGGGGGTTGCCCCAGTGTTGAAGTAAATAATATCGCCATGACGGAAATGAGCTAAACCACATAAAAATAGCATTCCCCAGTCAAGCCCCAGAGATTTGAAGTAGGGATCCCGATCTACCGAAGGGCTGGGGAAGTTTTCATTCCACATTTTCAATAATGCCCGAGATTCCTCTCCTAAACCTTTTGGCGGTTTCTGTCGCGGCCTGCATGTATAGCGGGCAGTGCTATCGGGTTTTGTCCATATCGCGGGATCGCCGTAGGTTGGGGTGGTGTCTGGAAACACCACACCGTAAAAGCTAAACCGAGTTAAATCAGTAGTAAAAATTGGTTTTGCACCAAATAGTGCAGCAAAGGCGGTACCGTTATCTACCAGTTCATTACGTAACCGCTGTTCTTCATCCCAGGCTGCGAGGGCGGCTGGTGTTGATATTTTATAATAAGCCATTAGTAACCTACCTTAGCGGCATAGGTTTTCTGCATTGACTCATTTAATGTATCCAACTCACCATTTTCAACGAGTAATTTCCAGCTATTCCAGTTAGCAGCAATACAACTCCATTCATGACTTTCACCGAACATGAAAAGAATTTTATCTTCCAATTCAGGTACTGCTTTAATAAGTCCTATACAGCCAATGAAATCATCTGAATCATGTGGATGAGCATAACGCGAAACGAATTTCCGGCTTAATATAGACGCCATATATTTGCTGCTTGCGCCTACTTTGTCACTAACTAGCCAGTTACCAAGCCCCATTGCAGGTGTTATATCAACGGGCTCGCGTGCATATTCTGCACAAATTGAATTAACCGCCTCGATGACGACATTCATGCGGTTGTCTGCCGGGATATTAGGATGCTGGCGGTTCATTTCGGCGTTAATGGCCGCAATAATTTTCAACTGATTGAGGTTGTATGCTTTCAAGTTCCCTTCTTAGCGCTATGAGCGCCGGTAATAGGATTAATAACCACATCACTTTCTAATGGCCTGATGCGGGTATATTTACGGGGTTTATTTTTGAGGTAGGTAAGCTTTCCGGGGGTAAAAATGGCAATGTCATCAATATCGAATAGGGCTGCAATCTTCCTGATGATGTCCTGCATGTTGGCCTCGGCAGCGTGTTCCCATACTGCCGCGCGACCTTTTTCGATTTTCATGGGATTGGCTCTATATCGCCACCATGCTCTTCTATTGCTTTTTGGAGTAACGGTATTGCTCGGTTCCATGGAACTGTTAATGCGTGCTCAATAGCACGATACAGGCCGATGGCATCACGCTCCCATCTGTCGGCTGTATCTTCCCACCCGCCAAGCTCTTCTACCTCATTTTCCAGATCATCAATGCGGTCGTTGAATTCGCCACGAACTTCCGCTTGTACCTCTTCTCGCATACGGAATTTGATAATTTCCAGCACCTCTTCCGTAGGAAGTATGCCCAGTAATTGCTCTGGATCTGCGGTGCTAAATTTCAAAGCCAGTTCCTGAGACATACCTCGCTCCTGATTAATCGTTGCCAGGGTAATAAAGGTCGTCTGGTGCCGAATCCCACACTAAGAGACTTCCACCGTGATATAGCGCAAGTACAAGCTTCTCGAAGCGGCTATATGCTTTGATGATTCTTTTGCCAAGTATCTTGTTGTGCTCCAAACTGCCTGAGAACAGTTCATAGACTGGGTGTTCGTCATGTAGGATTTGCGCGCCTCTCCATCCATCTACACGCTCAGCGCGAAAACCTAAATAAACATCGCAGTTGTATGCCTTGCTAACTTCCGTTTTATAGCCGCCAGCCGGTTCAGCGTGCAATCCGACATAAATAAAACCGTCACGGTCATCCTCAATAAGGGATTGAGGACAATCCCAACGTTCTTCGCTGGCTCTCTCACTGTTATCTTCTACAAACGCCGCCCAGAGATCAGATGCTTTAATGAATTTTGGTATCACTCCCTCTGAAGTGAACTCAGTTATCATTTCATCCATCTTTTTGACTATGCCGCTTTCGATACCAGCCGTTTCCCATTTTTCACGCATTAATCGGGTTATAAGGCTGTTATAGCGTTCCAGCTCGATGATGTTCTCGACGTTGGTAGGCAGCGCGGCTTTCATTGCGTTTTTCATGACCTTGCCGAAGTCGCTATATGAGTCGAAAGCGTCATCGATCAGATTCCCGAAGAGTTTTTCAATGCCCTTGTCGATAATTTCGAAGGCTTTCGGGCTGTTGGAAAACTCGACGCAACGCTGAGTGAGTAAGGCCGAAAGGGGTAACTCAGTAGGTTGCTGGGATACAGGAAATGTTGGTGCATCAATCTGGTGAGTTTTATCGTTGGTCATTGGTCAGTCCTCAGTTTATTTTTTCGAAATAAATTACCCATACTCATGGGGTTTTCCTCTACAACTAAATCTCCCGTATTAACCGGTTGATAATGTCTTTTTGGGAGGGAATACGTAGCTGGTGCGCCAATTGCCATGCTTTGCGCTGGCTCTGGGTTTTATGCTCCAACATTTTGCGGATAGTGGTCACCGGAATACCGGTATCACTGGCAATCAAGTTTTCATTATGGCCAGCGCGGTGAAACTGATAGATAGCCAGCAAAACTTCCAATGAGTAGCGCTTACGAATACCGATATCGACCGTATTCACCTGAGATAAGCCACGCCATTGCTCATTACCGGGATAAATTGGTTTTGGCATCGGTCGGTAAGGGTTACCACTGCGGATCTCTGCGCGGGAGCGCATTAGCCAGATGATGCAAGCGGTGTAGTCTCCGCGGTCATCTTCCTTAAAATAGCAGCCGGTACTTAGGTTCAGTTCTTCGTCCATCATGCGGCTTCCTTCTGTTTCTGCTCGGCTTCCCACTCTTTGACGATTTGGGTGCATTGAGCATGTACCTGGCGGGCGCTGGCGATCCCAAAGCCTTTGACGGCATTAGCCAACATATCCGGCGTTCGACGGACAACATCAAATAACGAATGGATCCCCGCGCGGGCCAGCAGTTCTAAATGTTGTTCTTTCAACGGGAGGGTTTCGGTAAGTACGGTTTCTGCCCACTCAGCCCGCTTAACTAAGTGTGGGTGAGTAGGCTTAAGCAGATCACGAATACGTTGGGTAACTGCGGGTGTTAGGCCATCCGGCCAGTTCTGTTTGAAATCATCAACCATCGGGTAGACCGGCAATGCCCACTCATTCACCGAAACGATCAGGCCAATGCCGCTGGTGGTGCGGATTTCAATATGCCAGTCAATATCGTTAATGAGCTGCATATCGTAATCACCTGAGCGCAGTTTCAGCCCCCACTGGAAGGTATAAAAGTAAAACTCAGTGCCATCATGACCACGGTAATAGGTTGGTTCGACGTCACCATCCATACGCTGGATCCGGTTGGTGAGGTCAGAAACGGCATTATTCAATTGGTCATTAACATTGACCATGACAGCCAGTTTGCTGGTTTTTTCTGCTACCTCTTTTTTGTATCGCCGGATCTCCGTTAGTTGCTGGTTTAACAGAGTTCTTTTGTTCTCAAGATCATCTTTCAGGCGAACAATATGGATTTTCATTTTTTCAGGATTCAGTGATTTCAGCCGATTCACTTCAGTGGCCAATACTCGCTGATCAGAAAGTGACAGGTTATATTTAGCTGAAATACTGTCTCGCTGCGCATTGGTTTCAGCGACTAACAGGTCTGCATTTTCTATTCGTTCCTGCACTTGTGTTAACGCCAGGGATTTCGTGGTTAGGTCGTTTTCAGTTTTTTCTAAACGGTCGAATAACAGGTTGTACTCGTCAGTCTCGATGTTGAGTTGTTCAATACACAGGGACTGTGCTTGGTTGAGTAAAACAGTCGCGCTCTCTATAGAGCGCTGTGCGGTGCGCCTGAATGGTCAGTGTCGGAGGGATGGGACAAAGAAACGGTAAAAAGCGCGGTTGAACAGGCGGTAACAACAGGACTCTTGCCCAAACCTAAAGCTAAGAAATATCAGTTGTTGTTATCAGATAAGGGCAAGTTGGGTAATGGGGTACCAACAAAAATTCGTCATTTTTTAGACGAGTTGAAAGACAAAATTAAACAGGATCAGGAGGAAAGGGCAAGAGGATGGCGCGATGAAAGTATCAGGTTACAAGAGTCTCTGGACAGTACCCCAATTGAACTGACGCTGACCGAATGGTTGCGCTCAGGTGCCGCGCCTGCTGGGTTTGTGCTTCAGGAAGAAGCTGAGTTAAAGGCTGTGTTGGAACAGGGTGGCATTCTGCGCAGTAAACATCAGGATTTAGTCAGTGACGAGATCCGTGGGCATATCGCCGCCGGTAAACTGGTTACCAAGTTGGCTTTGGAGTGGCGGGAACGTATTAGTTTCATGTTGTCCGACGATGGCAGCCTGAAAAGAGTGAAATACAGTACCACGCTTCTGGAGCAAAACGACGATATCGATCGCGAGGATTATGCCCAGCGATTTGATGCCGATTTCATTCTGATGACGGGTGAATTAGCTGCCTTAATTGCGGATCTGGTTATGGCATTAGGCGGGGAGGCAACCAGTAGTTCATGGGTAGACTTGGATGGCGCAGAACGGGACGATGATGATCGCTATCCTGAAGCAGTGGAGTTCATCAAGGCAAAAGGTAAAGCTTCAATCTCTGGGCTACAGCGTGAACTCCGCATTGGTTATAACCGTGCTGCCTGGCTGCTAGAAAGAATGCAGGTTGAAGGCATTGTGTCACAACCAACTCTAGACGGAACCCGCCAAGTGCTGGTCGGGGAGGGCGCGTAATGGTGATCAAGCCACACGTACCCAACGCCGAAAGGGTTGGTATTAACAACGATATAAGGTCTATGCGCCTGGCTGGTCGGTTAAGTGATGCAAACAGCCAGTTAAACCGCGTGATCAGTGCTGCCAGTGGTGCTGACTGGCGGACCCTGCGCGATCTCGAAAAATTATTATCCCAGATGTTCCCCGGTGAAGGTGATACCCAGACCGCTATAAGCGCACGCCTGCGTGAAATTAATCCTGTCCGTCATGGGCTGGTGAAACAGGTCAGAACTGTCCGCAATGAGGATAGCGGTAAGCGTGTTTGGTTTTATCGCCTGGTTCCAAATTCTGGTTATGGGGAGCCATTGCATGATTGATTTCGCCAATACCCAATATGTTCATGATCTGGCAGTTCTCAAATCCGCCCCAACGCATAAGTTGAAATTGATTGGTGATCAGTGGCGCACGCCAGATGCTCTGTTCTGGGGCATCAATGCGATGTTTGGCCCGTTAGTTCTGGATCTGTTCAGTGATGGTGAGAATGCGAAAACGCCTGCTTATTACACTGCGGAAGATAATGCGCTCACTCAAGATTGGGCAGCAAAACTGACCGAGTTGAATGGTGCCGCTTTCGCCAATCCTCCCTACAGCACGGCGAAGAAGCATGAAGGTCAATATATCACTGGTATTGTGCCGGATAAACTCCGCGTTGACTTGAAAGCGTGGAAGCAATACCGTATTGCAGTGAAAAACGTTGATGTTTCTCTTGTGCCGGATATTGAGTGGCCTGTTGTACCCGAATAATAGAAGGTGAACCTGGCTTAACTAATAAGGTATGATCGAATCAGCACCTAACTGTGGGGGCTTCCATATAAAATGCGGGCTAGGAAGCTCTGTCTATTAGAGAACCCTATGAAAATTTTTCCTGTTGTGCTGGCCTTTCTTGCCGTGTCTTTGACCGGTTGCGACAATAAGCCAGAAGATAGAGTTGATGCTGAATGCTATTTCTCATCCACCAAATCAACCGCTATCCATTACATGGACGGTAGTGCTACTGAGTTCGCTTTTGATTTTAATGGGAATAAAATGAGCGGGTGGGCTTGGGTACAAAGGGTAAACGATGCGGTATCAGATGCCACTTGTCATTTAGTGAAATAACCTTATTTCTTGAGGTGTCACCTAAAACGATTTGCAAATATATTCCTGCAAAAGATCGTTTTACCCAGGCATTGAGCTAATCATTGTGAAGAACTTAATTACCCGGCTATTTCAATCGTATAGCCAGCGGCCAGCTTTGGCGGATTCTATAAACATTCTGACAGTCAGTGGTCTTCTGGTAGACATTAAAGACAACTTTTGTTTTCGGCTCATGATCACCCTTTTGATGAAAGGGACAACTTCCAGAGGAAAGTAACGACTGAAATCTATATGAGACATGTCTACACTAAAAACTTTACTATAATCTTCAATAGCATAAATCAACTCATCGTTCCCTGCGTAATCCTGCAAAGGGGTATCGAGATCAAGAGGTATTTTTTTAAATTTCCAGGTTAGCGGGACAGATAGTTCGTTACTGAAAAAAGCTAAAACCTCCGCATCGGTTACCATACTTTGTCATTTCCTCTGGCTATACGATTGTAATCTCTCGCAGTACACCAAACTATTTCGCTGACATCTGAAGCTAGGATAAGCCAACCAACCACAGGAACGGCACGGCCAACAAAGGTGCCAATTTTATGAACCATTCTAGGCTTTAACTTATGAGGTGGATAGCCACCAATGATTGATGGCAATTTGATGCCTCATGGAAATTTGGCAGAACCGAAAACTTTGCGGGCACCACGTGAGGCAAAAGATGTACCTGGTGTAGCTCCTACAAATTTTCCTCTGGTTGGAGATATATTCAGGCCAGCGACAATTGCAACAATCGCCCCGAAGTCCTCTACACCTAACTGGTTTGCAGTATTCTCACAAAAAATCATAAACAGGAGTTCGCTGGCGGTTAAATTCGAACGACCAGCATAAAAATAAGTATTGTTGAGCTCTTCCACCGTATCCATAACTTTTCCTTGTTATTGCCCTATATATTCCCGCCAATAAGCATATTGGAATTGGATGATTACTCCAAACAATTATAGTGAGCAAAATTCTGAAAATAGAACAACATCAGATATTTCCCACATATATTGAAAAATATCCTTTCCCTCCAAGCCAGATAGCTATGCGCCTTAAAATAAATAACTACCCTGTTGCTCTCTTATCAACAACGCGCTAAATTACCAAAAGATGCCAAGCCTCACTTTTTAGTGGGGCTTTTTTTATGCCTGCCGGAAACCTCTCACTATGTCAGCTATCGATATCACCACCATGCGCGGCGAAATGCCTCGGGCGGTGCCACATCTATTGCCTGAGCAAGCGGCCACTGTAGCTAAAAATTGTCATTTTCGTCACGGAGTTATTACACCAATCATGGCTGATGTGGATGGTGTGAAAACATTTAGCCTGAAACCAACAACTATTTTCCGTTACCGCGATGATTATTGGTTTGCCTGGACTGACTTGATTGACGCGATCCGCAGCCCGGTGGCGCAGGATAAATATGAGCGGGTATATTTCACTGATGGCAAATATCCCAAGGTCACCAGCAATGAAATAGCGACTCAAGGAGAGGGTAATTTCCCAGCGGTGAGTTTTCGGCTGGGCATTCCAGCTCCAGTTAATCCTATTGAAGTGACTGCGATTACGCCGCCGGCTGATCATGGTGATGATGATCCAACCGATGACGATACCCGTTTTTATGTTGAAACCTATGTCACTGGCTATGGGGAAGAGGGGCCGCCGGGGCCAGTTTCGCAGGAAGTGACCATTGTATACCCCGGCAGTACCGTAGACCTCGCCCTGCAACCACCGGGCAGCCAGAACTCTAATATCACCCGTCGTCGTATTTATCGCTCTGCATCTGGCGGTGGGGTTGCTGATTATCTGCTGTTGGTCGAGTTGGACGTTGGTGTGCTTGTGTATCAGGACACTTTGCTTGATAAAGAACTTGGTCCGGTATTGGAAACTGAAAACTTCCTGATGCCGCCGGATGAAATGATTGGTTTGTGCCTGATGGCAAACGGTATAGCCGCTGGTTTTGCTGGTAACCAAGTCATGTTCTCGGAGGCATTTCTCCCCTATGCGTGGCCTGAAAGTTACAAGCTAAGCACAGAGCACGACATTGTGGCTATTGCCCCTATTGGTGCTGGCCTGGTGGTCGGTACAAAAGGGCGGCCCTATCTGTTTAGTGGGATTACTCCGTCCAATATCACCAACGCCAAGTTACCCGTGATGCAAGCCTGTGTCAGCCGCCGCAGCATGGTGAGTATGGATAGCTTTGCGCTCTACGCGTCACCCAATGGGTTGGTATCGGTTGATAGTGCTGGCAATGCATTAGTTGCCACCGAACAGATTATCGAGCCACGGCAATGGCGGAAAAACTTCAATCCTGAAAGTATCAAAGCATGGCAGGTGGAAGGCGAATATCTGGCGATTTACCAGACGGAAAAAGGAACCAGCGCCGGATTTATTTTCGATCCGCAAGCGATGGATATCCGTCATCTGACCACCGTTTTTGATACTGCATTTAATGATCTGGAATCGGATACGCTCTACACCATTAAAGGCGACAAACTATATATCTCGCAAGTGAGTACCACGCCGTTGCCGATCACATGGCGCAGCAAGCCATTTCTGGCACCTCCCGGCACCTCATTTTCCTGCTTGCGCATAATGAGTGAGAGTGTGATCCGCGTGGGGGTCAATTTGATTGTTGATGGTGCGCCGGTGCTGTCGCTGCCGCCGGGCTCCTTAATCGATGGGCTTCTGAAGTTGCCGCCGATCACCGGCCGCAAATGGACGGTTGAGGTCTGGGGTTACGCGCAAGTTGACCGTATTACCCTGAGTACCTCAATGGCGGAGATGCCAGCATGACCAAAGGTTTTCGCGCAGGTCGTGATGCGGCTGCTCTCTCGGAAAATATAGAGGTGTTGACCGGTCAGCGTGGGGACGGTCGCAATCGTGCAGTGACCTACGCCGAGTTGGCCGATCTGGATTTAGCCAAGTTACGCACCGGAGCAGGCGGTAAATTACAGCTCAAACCTCATCCCAATGATAATACTGGCCCGGCCCCCTCTTTTCCTACTCAACCACGAAACTTTAAAGCCAACGGCGGTTTTGGCGCGGTACTGCTGGAATGGGAGATGCCGAATTACCGTGGACATTCGCTGACGGAAATCTATCGTAGCACTGAAGATAACCTGGCTAATGCGGTGATGGTGGCCAGCTCGGCGGCGGCGGTTTATGGCGACCCGGTTGATCCGGGTTGGCAAGGTTATTACTGGATCCGCTTTATTAACTCCGCCGGTGTGGCGGGGCCATTTAATGCCAGTGAGGGAACTCCGGCAAAAACAGCTGCTGATATTGATGAAATCATTGACCTGATTAATAAGGAAATTAATGAATCGCCATTAATCGGTGAGCTGACCAATAGCGTCAATGATCTTGACCAGAATGGCGGCCAGGCATTTCAGAAAATGTGGAGCACCAAAGTTGATGCCAGCGGGATCACCGCAGGGATCGGGATTGTCGCGGGCAGGGATGCTGACGGTAAACCCATTGCTCAGGTCGCCATATCGGCCAGTCAGTTTTTTGTCTTTGATCCGAATAATCCAACCGATACCGGTTCCTATGCGATTCCGTTTTCTATTTCCGGCGGGCGAGTGGTCATTGATGAAGCTGCTATCCGTGAAGCCACCATCAAAATTTTAAATGCTCAAACCATTATCGCTGATGAAGTTAAAGCGGGAATCAGCATTTCAACGCCCACGCTCAATAGCGCCACGATAAATAACGGTAAGTTCACAGTTGATGCCGCCGGTAATCTGAAGATTGGCGACCTATTCAGTGTTTCAAATACGGGAAGAATTACCATCAGGCAAGGTGCAGGCAGTATTGGCCTTGTCATCACTAACGAGAGAATAGAGGTTTATGATGAGAAAGGTGCGCTTATGGTTCGTCTTGGCAAGCTTGATTAGTTTAACCGCGTGTATGTCCGTGGGTAAGAATCCCCCTCCTGATTTTAACTTTAACGGTATCTGGCAGTGTCGCGCTACGGTTTAGAAGTATTCCGCCCGGATGGCACATCAGTGGTGATGGATAACAAAACTACGGTCACTAAAATAGTTGGCATGGGCAGTAAAGGTAATTCATTCGGAGAATGGAATACGGGGATTACTATTCCTTCTGGCTATGACTATTTTCTTTGGATGTCTTCTTATGCCTGGCTTGATTATACCGTTAGTGGTAGTCAGTGGGTACCTGGTGGATTCGCTTATAATCAACCTTACTTGGATGCTAATCGTACACTGAAAGTAAACTCAGTTAATTACTATGGTGCTATTCCATCCTCATATTATGGTGTTTATATCTGGCCCGCTTCTGGATCGGTGGGCGGTTATGGTATCCAATTTATGGGGGTTAATAACTTCACCGGTATTAGCAATATTAGCCAATTCACTTGCCTGTTATTTAAAGGCGAGGTGGATATCAATGACGGTTGGCTTCCCAGTTATATTAATCCGGCCTTCGCGGCGGATCAGGTGATGTGTTATTTCTACACCGAAGATACCAGCAAAACCATTTGTATGTCGCCTGATCCCACTGACCGCCGATATCGCGTAGCGTTACGCCAGCATATATCGCCAGTTAGTCAGATATTGGCTAAAGCGATTAAATTTCTTGCTGATGTCTGTCCGGGTCTGCGGTTAATCGTCTCCTATGCAGATAAAGACCAAAATCATCATGGCGGGATTTATCAGGCTACCAATTGGATATATGAGGGGTTATTTGGGGCCGAAACGGTGGGTGCATTCATTATCAAGGGTAAGAAAACCCACCCGCGCAGTGTTTCTGCCAAGGGGGTAAAACAAAATCTTGAATCAATTCGCCAGCATTTAGATCCCAACGCCCAAGAGTTTAAAACATCAGGAAAGCATAAATACCTGATGCCCCTCGACAAGAAAATGAAAAAAATCCTGATATCACGTCATAAACCCTATCCCAAGAGGGCCTGACGATGGATAAGCCGACGCTAGATAAGGTGGAGGCATTGGCAGGGCGTGGATTAACGGAACAGCAGATAGCCGACACACTGGAAATCGACATTGATAATTTAAGGAAAGATAAATCAGCAATCTCGCTTTATCGGCTGGCAGTGCGTCGGGGAAAAGCTAAAGGGATAGCGGATATATCCAATTCTCTGTTTATCAAAGCCAAGAAAGGCGACACGCGAGCCATGATTTTCTTGCTGGAGCATTTAAAACCTCAATAACATTTACCTACTGTCATTTCATCCATAAGGAAAATGATATGAACGATCAGCCTTATATTTATGCCGGAAGTCTGAATAATCGAGAGTTGAGCAATTGGTTAGCTCAGAAACTATTGGAACTCGGGTACCTTATTTCAAATGAGAATCAGCAAGCATCTCTGAACGAAAGGCTTGCCGAATTGAGTGATAAGCATCCCGAGGTTAGCGTTCTTGCACTTGCAGGAATATTTCGGCAATCGTCGGCTTCCACTCATGTTCCTGTAAGTCATCAAAAGCAATCTGAACTGTCCCTTCCTGATGCGACAAATATCTCTGAGCATCTTCTGGTAGGTTCGCAAGAATCAGCTCGTCCTGAAGAACAAAAAGGGAATCATTTAGGCTCATTTCCCGTATAACGGACAGTGGCCATTTGTATTTCATCAGGATTTTGTGGTGCAGGGCATTCTTACCTTGTAAAGGGAATACACCCGAACCGTATTTTTTACGGTGCTCATGTAAAAAAACATCCAATATAAATATCTGCATTGTTCTGTTATCGACTTTTAGGCTGTCATTTGCATCTGCGTAGCCAACGTTTTTGATACCACGAACTTCGTTGATATGATTTTTTATGCTGTACCATAAGTTTGAATAGCCTGACATGTTGAACCTCCCAGTTCTTTGATGTGAGAGTCAACAGAATATACTGGGAATGGTTCAACACCAATTGTGTGAGTAAAAAATGAAAAAGCCGGATTGGGAGGCGATAAAGCGCGAATACTGTGCCGGACAACTTTCAATTCGCGCGTTAGCTGAAAAGTACGGTGTAAGTGATACAGCAATACGGAAAAGGGCTAAATCAGAAGAATGGATTAAACCCGAAAAAGTTCGCACTACAAGTTCGCATAACTCTGGTGCGAACCAAAACGCGAACCTGCGAACCAAAGCTAAAAAATCAATTTCGCCAATTGAAAATCAAATCGATTCAAATTACTCACGAATTGAAAATCAAATTGAAGAAAGTTGCTCTATCGCCAGTAGATACGGGCTGAACGATATGCAGGCAAAATTTGTCAGTGAGTATTTAATTGATTTGGATAAGACAGCTGCTTATAAACGGGCCGGATATAAATGCGAGGGATTAACCGGTGCCGCCGCTGCCCGTCGGTTGTATCGCCATGTATCGGTAAATAAAGCCATCCGTGATGCTATGGAAGCCAGAGAAAAACGGACGCATATCACGCAAGATGCCGTTTTAAATTGGTGGTGGGATATTGCCACGGCCAACGCCAACGAAATTTCAGAGTTTCGCCGTTTATGTTGCCGTCATTGCTGGGGGATTGAAAATAAATACCAGTGGATTAACGAGCAGGAATATCAGGAAGAGTCAGAGAAAAGAACCAATAACGGTAAACCTGCGCCACTGGATGATGGCGGTTACGGTTTTGACAGTACGCTCGATCCTAATCCAGATTGCCCACGTTGCAATGGTGAGGGGCAAGGCAGGGCGCATTTTCATGATTCGCGAGATTTATCGATTTCGGCACGCCGCCTTTATGCCGGTGTTAAACAAGGCAAGTTTGGTTTAGAAGTCATTACTCGTAATCAGGACGACGCGCTAAAAATGGTCGGGCAGCATTTGGGTATGCTGAAAAATAAGACCGAAATCAGCGGCCCTGATGGTCGTGCCATTAGCCAGGTGAGTTACACGCCAGAAGATTATGCGAAAGCACAGCAGATGCTAGAGGGTAAATTGCCGGGGTTGGATTGAATACTGACAATCAGACGCGCTTGCCAGCTTCACTGTAGGCTTCTTCACGATCCCGTTTACCCACGGCAACCACAAAAACCGTGATTTTTTCGTCTTGCACCTGATAAATCAGGCGGTACCCGGCGCTGCGTAGTTTTATTTTGTAGCAATCAGGTAAGTCGCGCAGTTTATTGGCTTCAACGCGTGGATTTTCAATCACTTCGAGCAGCTTTTTCTTAAATTGTTGACGTACGGTATCGCCGAGCTTATGCCATTCCTTCAGCGCCCGGCGATCAAAATCAAGATTATAAGTCATCCAGTGACACCCTGACCGGTTGTGGATTGGCTAAACGTTCTCTGACTACGGCGACCAGTGCTTGATCTTCATCGGTCAGCAACACGGATTTAAAGGGCAGTTTGCCACTTTGTGCCACATATTCCAGTGTCTGGCGCAGCAAATCAGAGGGGGTGACCCCCAGTTTTTCCAGTACCGCATAAGAACGATCTTTTAAGTCATCATCAATGCGAATATTAATATTACCCATACTTGAACCTCACTTACGTAATGACATCTGTAATTACAAATGTCATTTTGTCCCTATCGGGCAAAAAGTGCAAGGGGAATAATGGCGATAAATTACCCAACCATGGCGCGATAGCAGGATCACCACATGAGCGATATTCTTGAATGGGAAAATCTGGATTTCCCGTCGCGTGTCGCCCTGAAATCCCGATCGGAAAAGTCTTTTCTTAATTTCACCCGCATTTGGTTTGAGCTGTTGCAGAGTGACCGCCTACTGGTGAACTGGCATCATAAAATGATGGCCGCAAAGCTGGATGATTTGGTCAATAACCGGCTGCAACCGCGCAACCTGATTGTGAACGTGCCGCCAGGTGGGACTAAAACCGAGTTTATTTCGGTTCATCTACCGGCCTATATCAACATGTTGGTGCAGACCGGCCAGTTACGGCGCTTTCGTAATCTCAATGTGTCATTTGCTGACACACTGGTAAAACGCAATAGCCGCCGCACCCGCGATATTATCGCCAGCCCTGAGTATCAATCACTGTGGCCTTGCCGTTTTGGTATTAATCAGGCAGAAGAGTGGGAAATCGTTAATAGTCGGGGCCGAATGGTGGGGCAGACGGTTTCACGCTCCAGTGGTGGGCAATTAACCGGTGGTCGTGCGGGTTTCCCCGGCCCTGATTTTTCCGGCTTTGTTGGGCTGGATGATTACAACAAACCCGAAGATATGTTTTCGGCCACCAAACGGGCCAGCGCTAACCGTATCTTGGTGAACACCATCCGCTCACGGCGCGGTGATAAGAGTAAAGAGCATCCCACACCGTTCGTTTCTATCCAGCAACGGCTTCATACCGATGACGCCACTGGATTTATGCTGTCCGGCAAGATGGGGGTGGATTTTCATCACATCACCATTCCGGCGCTAGTCAGTGAAGAATACATCGATGCGTTGCCGGAGCCGTGGCGCTCACAATACTGGTTCTCGGTTAAAAATAGTGAAAGTGTGGTGGTCGGCGGGGTGCGTTATTGGTCTTACTGGCCGGTAAACGAATATGTCGGTGATTTGCTGCGGTTGTGGGAAAGCGACGAATACACTTTCATGTCGCAATATATGCAGCGCCCACGGGCATTGACTGGCGGGTTAATTGATACCGACTGGTTTAAACGCTACACCCATTTACCCCCGCTGACTCACCGCGCCGTTTATGTCGATACCAACTCTGGCAAAATTGAAGATTACAACGACTATACCGTCTTTACCCTGGTGGGAATGGGGGTTGATGGCAATCTCTACATTATTGACAGTGTGCGTGGCCGCTGGGACCCAGAAGACTTACTGACCACGGCACAAGACTTATGGGAAAAGTGGCGACCTTATAATCCGAAACGGCCCGCGCCATTACGCCATATGGGCATCGAGGATAAACAGGCCGGGCAAGGTCTGATTACCACACTAGTCAAACGTAAAAGTATTCCCATTTTAACTATTCCCCGCGGTTCGGGCCAAAACAAGCTGATCCGCTGCCTGAATACCATTCCGCAAATGAAAACCGGCTGTGTCTATCTTCCGGCACTGATGACTGACGACGGTCAAAAAATTCCGCAGGTTTATTACTGGGATGGCGCGGTGGCTGCATCGACTGATTGGGTGATACCTGCACTGACGGAATGCGCTGATTTCTCAGCGGATGACAGCCATAAAAACGACGACATCCTCGATACAATCATGGATTCGATAGAGATCGAATTAATTGCTGGTGGCAGCATCAGTTATGACAAGTGGGTTTAACGATGAGTGAAACACTGGATTTTGGCGGTAAACCCCGCATTCGCCTGACTGCTGATGGTTTGTCGAATGTGATGACTGGCATGGGTACCGACCGTGACCGGCGCATGTATAGCCGCTTTATGTATGGCGCGATGCAAGATTTTGCTGAGCTAGAGGCCGCTTATACCGAAAACTGGATCGCCCGTTCGATTATTGATATTCCGGTTGATGACGCCACCCGCGAATGGCGCTCATTTCCGTCAGATGATGCTACCGCACTACGCAATGCTGAAAACCAGTTCAATATTCAGGGGGTCATCATGACTAACCGTGGCTCAGCCACTCGTGCCGGGAAAAGTGGTGTATCGGATGAACAATTTATTTTTGAATTTGCTGACTCAGAGGAAACCTAATTATGGGGCGTCAAATTGAAGTTGTGATCGGTGACACCCTTTTTCGCGGGGCAACATCGCCGGCCAGAGATCAGGTGGAAATGCTGCAAATCGCGGCTAAGTCTGGTTTGTTACCGGCGATCAACCCCAATGTCACCGCAATGGGTATGGCCGCCAGTTTAGCCTCCGTCGATACGATGAGCTTAAACCGCTTGAAAGAGCTGTGTTTTAACAGCGGTAGCATCGTTCGCCAATCCGATAACATCCCGGTGGGCGAAAACCTGTTCCAAGATGAAGCCCATAATTACCTGGTATTGCTGGGGCAGGTACTGAGGGAAAATATCGGCCCTTTTTGGCAACTCAAAAGCGGGGAGGAAAGCGAAAGAAACAAAACTCAGAACCCTCCCGCGTAGACTGGTTTCTATGGCGACCTTGCGCCGGTGTCGGGCAACACTGCCCGCCACTGGCAAGATGGTCTGATATGTTGGATGGCACTTACACCATTGATGATGTGCAACTGATGCATGATGTGTTGGATGAGATTATGGCTGTAGTGGAAAGGGGGCGGGGTTAGTAATAGGCTGTTATTCTGTATCGTCTATAATGTAAATGAATTGCAAATTTAAAGAGTAAAACATACTATATTTATGGATATTAAATATAAGGATATTATGAGTGAAAGAGATCAGTGGAGAAAAATGGGTTTCTCGTTTTCAGGGAAGTGCTTCAACCCAATCATTAAGCCCGTCATTTAAAATAAGTGTTGACAACTTTATATCTGAATTAACAAAGTCGGGTGCGACAATCGTTATATCAGCAACATTAAGACCGCCTGAAAGGGCTTATTTGATGCATTGGTCTTGGAAAATATCAAGAAACCTTGCCAAGCCTGAAGATGTACCGGAAAAAACCGGTATCAGCATTCAATGGGCACATAAAAAGAGCGATGGCAGTATAGACACTGCGAAAAGCATTAAAGCCGCACAGGATATGGTAAGAGCGTACGGTATGACAGGACTTAATGTTGCTCCATCATTAAAAAGCAGACATACCGAAGGCAATGCTATAGATATGAATATCTCATGGATGGGAGATTTAAAAATAAAAAATAAAAAATAAAAAATAAAAAATAAAAAATAAAAAATAAAAAAGGGGAAGATGTCTTAATTAAGAGTTTTCCCAAAGATGGGATGAATACAGAACTCCATGCCGTAGGGAAAAGTTTTGGTATTATAAAATACCATGGTGGTTCCAAAGATAGACCTCATTGGTCAACAGATGGTAGATAATATGAAGAAAATGATTGTTTTTATTTTGCCATTTATTCTTTTACTTGGATGCTCCCATGCTGCTGAAAAATACCCGGCTGATATTAGCGAGTTTTTAAAAATAGCAGATGAATGCCAATATCTTGCTGGCGAATGGGACTCATCAATCCCCAAAGAACGGCAAATTACCATAGCGAAAGAAGTCAATGTTACTTGCCCTAAAGCAACTGAATTGCAAAAAAAATTAAGCACCAAATACCAAGAGAATAAGCAATTGCTAGAAGTCATTAATGATTATGACTTCTAATAGCGTCAGGGTGACTGTGCCGAACTGATTGTTACAGTAAACACATTTATAAGTACTCCTACGAGTATCAAACCCGCCACTGCGCGGGTTTTTTTATACCTAAAATATGAGGTTTCCATGTCAGAGACAATTGATTCTCTATTGGTTTCCCTTGGCCTGGAAACAGATGCAAAGAGCTTTCAAACCGCCAATGATGCTGTTAAAGGGATTAAAGACGGCATATTGCAACTGGCCGCTGCAGCCGGTACCGGTGTTGGCTTAAAAGCCCTGACTGCGGATTTATCTGCCTCAGTATTAGAAATGGACAGGCTGAGTAAAATAACCAACTTTACCGTTAAACAGATCGATGGTCTGCGCTACGCGATGCGCAGTCTTGGTCTTAGCCCGGATGCGGCTAATCAGATTGTGCAGAAAATCCCTGACCTGCAACAGCGTGCCAGACAAGGGGAGTTAGGCGATAAAGCCTATTGGAATGGTGCATTTAACCCGACGGAATTTGCCAATAAAACCGGCATGGACTCGCTCAAATATCTTATTGATGCTTACGGCAAAATGGATAATGACCAGCGGCGAAATCTGCGCAGTGGAATTGGCACTGGCGATAATGATCCTTTTACCCGCTTATTGGAGGGAGGCAGCAAGGGGCTTAATGCCTCACTGAAAAATTTTGAAGAGTTATATAAACCGCTTGATCCCAAACTTATTGATTCAGCCAACGAGTTTAATAAAGAGATGGCGGATTTGGCGACTAACTTTGACAATCTGGCCCGTTCGATGGGGGGCGACTTACTGCCAATCATCAATGCGTTATTAGAAAGTATTAATCAGTTTATTAAAGAAAATCCCGAAGTGTCAAAAGCGATTCTAACTGCTGCCGGTCTGGCCGGTACCGCCGGTGCATTAAAGTTTGTCGGCGGCATATTGCCTGGCGGTGGTAAGCCACCCGCAGGTGCTGCTGGTGGGCGCGGCTGGTTGTCACGCTTGTTGGTCAATCCGGTTACCATCGGCGCGGCGGCGGCATTAACGCCCGGTAATATCTTTACCAGTGCCGACGATGCCAAAGCTATGAGTAATCCCGAAGCGCTTAAACGCCAGAACTGGGCTAAAAATAACCCCGGCGTGCCTTACCCCAGTGATAGCAGCGACCTTAATAATCTGGTTGATGATCCTAACGTTCGCCAGTATCTGGAGGTGCTATCCAAAGCTGAGGGAACCGCCAGTTATGCCAATTCTGGCTATAACACGATGTTTGGCGGCGACCAATTCTATGACAACAGTGACCACCCACGGCAATTAAAAGATTTCACCCAAACAGACGGCACTAAAAATAAAACCTCGGCGGCTGGGCGCTATCAGTTCACCAGCAGCTCTTGGGATGATGCCGCCAAAGCGCTTAATCTGACCGACTTTTCACCACGCAGTCAGGATCTCGCCGCGCTGTTTCTGATTCAACGTGCCGGTCAGCTAGAAAATGTGACGAACGGGAATTTTGCGGATGCCACTAGTGGATTGGGTGGTGTATGGGCATCGCTGCCATCATCAAATTACGCCCAGCCCAAACGTTCATGGGAAGAGATTCAGGGCTACAGCGACCGCCAAACCACCCCTATGCAAGCAGTCGTCGCATCCGCACCCCGTGGTGATGTCAGGCTGGAGCAACACAATATTATCCATGTGGGTACCGTGGGTGGTGATAGCGAATCCATCCGTGACGGGGTGTTACAGGCCACCACTCAACTGGCCCAGCAAGCACGCGACATGATGCATACGGAGCACTACTGATGGCTATTACCGGACTATTTACCCGTAACCGACCGAAAATCGGCAATCTCTATTTTGATGCATTACTGGAAGAGTCGAGCGAGCTGCGTACTGATGTCAGTGAGTTTCCGCTGGAAGATGCTAATACCGCCCACGATAACGCGGTTACCCGCGCGCTGGCGCTAACCATGATTATCGGTGTGTCCGATAACTGGTTTCGTGAACTGCTGGCCCAGCAAGATAGCAGTATTGCCGGGCTACTGGGGGCCGGAGCCAGTATCACTACTGGTATGGCGGCCAGTTTGCTTTCTGGCCGGGCGGCGGCGCTGGCAGGAGTGGCTGCTTCGGTTGGCACCAGTTTGTATTCCGGCAGCTTGGGATCACAATCGCGCTCAACCCGTTCGCAAAATTTACTCGAGCAATTGCGTGAATTGCAGCGCTCGCATACGCCGTTTGAATTAGTGGCCAGCCGTGGGGCCGCCTATAAAAATTGCCTGATCACCAATACCCGCACCCAATTGAAAAAAGAGAATGAGGGCGGGCTGGAGATTGTGGTGGAACTGTTGCAGCTCAATATTATTTACGACACCGTTGCTGAAACCAATGACAACTTACCTTATGGCGATAGTGCTGCCACTCAGGGGCAACGTGAATACTCATTTGGTGAAGTTTTTGTTGAGGCCACGTAATGAAGATTATCCCATTAAACAATGGTTACGCGGTGCAGCGTTTCCGAGTGCAATTAAATAATCACTATTTGGTTTTTCGTCTGCACTGGCTCACCCGTTTTAATTATTTCTGCGTCGATATTTATGAGCAGGGCGAACCGGTAGTTTTGGGACGTGCTTTGCATATTGGCGTTAATTTATTGGCGGGACTTAATACCGATATTGGCCTACTGATATTAGCCGGGGAGACCCCGACTATCGCCAATCTTGGCATTAATAATCGCCTGACATGGTATCCCGATAATGAGTAGTTATTTTGGCCGCAATTACTTACTGACCATTACTCCGGTGAGTGGTGATGAACTTACCTATCAGCCGCCATTAGAGATCCGTTTTGCTGTCGATAATACCCCGCAGAATGTCGATGCTACTGCCAGAATCACCCTATACGGCATTTCAGCACGCACCCGCGCCTTGATCCAGCGCTATGACGACAAAGAAAAACGTTATGGCAACCTGGTATTAAAAGCCGGTTATGGCGACAACATCGGCACGATATTCAGCGGACGGATTCACAATGTCGAAGTAGTCAAAGAGGGGGTAAATACCTGCCTGCGGTTATATTGTCGCACGATTGGGCTGGCATGGAATACCACGATATTTAAAACCTGGGGTGCGAATACGTCTGCCATTGAAATGCTCAAAGATGTCGCCGCGGCTTTTGGGCTTGATGTTGAAGTGATTGGTGACTTTTCCGACTTACCGCGTTTTGCCACTTCCTATAATTCCGGTGGCCGCTTGTGTCGCGATATTCTCGATAGCGTAAAAGATGACTGGAAATATTACTGGATGATCACGCCATCACGGGTGCTATTAGCCAGAGAGGGGGCTGCCAGAAAATGGGTTACCCATGAGATCACCGCTAAAAATGGTATGGAAAGTGTCCCGCGCTGGTATCTCAGCACTATGGAAATTGACGTCAAAATGAATCATCAAATTCAGCCGGCTGATGTGATTAATGTCACCTCAAGTTTTTGGACGATCAATTTCAGCGGCATGTATAACACCGACCTCAATAATCTGGCGAATATTCAGCAGCAGACCGGCCAGTTTAATGTGCTGCGTACCTACCACGAAGGTACTTTATGGGGTGATACGTGGAAAACCACGCTGATCAGTCAATGGCGTATGCCCTGAGGTAATGATGATTGAGAGCAACCCGCTGTATAGCACCATGATGCTGCTCAAGCGCGATATGGTGCGTGACCTGATGATCGGCATGCCCGGCAAAGTCATTAGTTATAACGCCGATCTACAACGCGCAGTGGTGGAGTGTGGCATTCAGCGTCATATCGGTGACGGTCAATTTAAGACACTCCCCGTTATCGAACATGTACCGGTGCAGTTTTCTGGCAGTGCCGAATGGACGGTTTTTCATGAGCTGCCAGCGGGTACCGAGGGCTATATTCATTTCAGCCAACGTTCTATCGACAATTGGCTCAGTCAGGGCGGGCCGATAGCACCACTGGATGCACGGATGTTTAATCCGTCCGATGCTTTCTTTGCCCCTGGCTACCGCTCACAACAAACCGCGATTGTGGGCTTGCCGACCGAGGGTATTGGTTTAACTAACAAAAGTGGTGGGGTGCGCATTCACCTCACTGATAGTGGAATGACTTTGACGGCTGGCGGTACTACATTGGCGCTTACCGAATCTGGCATGAGCTATAGCGGCCCAGAGTTTACCAATAATGGGCAAACCACCCTTAATGGCCGTACTGAGGTCACCCAAGGTGGCTTGGCGATTGGCGAGCTGGAAGTTGGTGACCACGACCACGGCGGCGTGCAACGCGGCAATGATCGCACTGATGGGCCGCAATAGCTCATTATCCTGATTTCATTCTACCTATTATCGCCCTGGCTTATGCCGGGGCTTTTTGTTTCCGGAGGCACTGTGATCCGCAATTTCCAAAATGGCGACATTGTTACCCACGGCAGCCAGTTTGCTAGCGGCAAAGAAGAAACCCGGCAAGCCATGATCTGCTGCCTACGATTATTTCTTGGCGAGTATTTTCTTGATGCCACCGAGGGAACGCCGTGGTTCCAAAGCATATTGGGCAAAACCTCACGCGATATTGCCGAAGCCAATATTAAACAGCGCTTATTGGCGGCCAAAGGCGTGCTGACCATTAACCGCTTTGAAATGGATCTCGATATGAAAAATCGCAAAATAACGATATTTGCCGCAGTGATTGATATTAATAACGACGCATTCGATTTCCTGTTCACGGAGGATCTTATCTAATGGCAACCATTAATCGTGACGGGGCCAGCGGCACCACGCTGAGTGAATATCTGGATACTATGCGCCAGCGCTATCTTGCTATTGATGACGGCTGGAATATTAATCCGGAATCACCAGATGGTCTGGCAATAGCGGTCTGGTGTGAGGCATTAGCCAATCTGGATGAAGCGGTTATTAATGCTTATCACGCAGCCGATCCCAATTCAGCGATTGACCAACAATTAGACCGCATTGCCGCGTTCGCTGGAATCAAGCGCAAAAGCGCGACCTATTCAACCGCCACCGTTAATTTTAGCGGTATTGCTTTTACTCCGATCAATGCCGGGACATTAATCAGAAATAGGGCGACTAATACCTTATGGGCGACCGATGGTGATGTTATTACTGACGCGGCAGGGAATGCGGCAGTGAATGTCACTTGTACGCTGGCAGGCGCGCAGGGGGCCAATAGTCATAATCTGACCATTATTGCCACACCGATCGGCGGCATTACGGCGGTGACAAATAACACTGCAGCGTCAATGGGGTTGGATAAAGAAACCAATAATGCATTTCGCATCCGACGCAATGAATCAGTGGCATTACCTGGCTCCAATCAGATTGATAATATTTATGCGGCGCTGGTCAATATTGATGATGTTAAACGAGCGCGGATTTATGAAAATTTTGAGGATCAAGCCGACGACAATGGGGTGCTCGGTCACTCAATGGCGATATTTGTTGATGGTGGCAGCATCGAGGATGTTATTAACAGTATTGCCATCAATAAAAGCCCCGGCTGTGGGTTAAACCGTTATAACACTTTCCCTAATAAAATCTCGTTGGATACTGTTACCCCAAAAGGTAACCCGATCACCGTAACCTTTTTTCGCCCCCAACTAATACCGGTTTATGTACGGGTAGAGATCGCCAGTAATAGCGAATTTATTGACGAAGAGATAAAACAGGCGATTGTCGATTACAGCATTACCGGTTTTGATCAGACCAATGGCTTTTCTAAGTTGGGTTTTAAAATTGGTGAAAGTATTGGTGCGGGCCGTTTATTTACCCCAGTCAATTATTTGGTGGCCGGTAATGGCTTTGTGAATGCGATTACCGTTGGTACTGCTGTCGAACAGGCCAATGAGAGTGCAGTGAGAATAGCCTTTAATCACCTCGGTGTGTTCAGTACTGAGAATATCGAGGTGGTTTATGTATAACTACCGCAAAAAAGCGCTGTCACGGATTTACCTGCAATATAAAAATGCGCCGAAACTGCTTGAATGGATCAGTATTTTACCGGACATCAGCCAATCTTCACTGGAAGAGCAGATCACTAAAATCAATAACCTGTTGGATATTGATAATGCCGAGGGTGATCAACTGGATATCTGTGGTCGCATTGCCGGATTTACTGAGCGGCCACTCATCCGCAGCGATTACTTATCGATATTTGCTTATAACGGTACCGGCGGCGCACAGTCCTATAATGTCGCGCCGTATAAAGCCCCGCATGAACAAATCGGCAAAGTTCCGGTGTCGGATTATCTCTATCGCATATTAATCAAAGCCAAGATCCAGAAAAACAACACCAACGCCACCTTGGATGAAATCAAAACTGCCGTTGATTACATTCTGGATGTTAATTCCGCCATCATCGATGGGCAGGATATGACCATGAAAACTATCTGGGTCGATAAACCGATCCCCGCTAATGTCTTAGTGCTCATTCAGCTATTTGATTTAATCCCCCGACCGCAAGGCGTCAAAGCCAGCCTGATCCGCGTTAACCATCATCCCTTTGCCTATAAAGGCACATTCGACGCTCAGCCTTACGGCATGGGCGCTTATATCTAATTGGAGCCACTATATGGCAAGAAATGACAGCTTTAATCAGCCGTGGGCCAGTGTGCCTGCACAATTTGAACGCCCCGGCGACGGCCTGATTGCGCGTGGTTGGGCAGGGGGGGCATCAGAAGATCCACCCGAGGCCAAGTGGGAAAACTGGTGGCATAACCGGGTCGATTTAGCCTTACAGGAATTGCAAAACCTTGGGCAGCTAATTTGGTTTACCGATGCCCCCTATCAGGCTGGGGCGAGAGTGAGTCACGGCGGCAATAGCTATATTGCATTATCAGAAAACACCGGCGTAGAACCCACTGGCACATTAGATATTGGTGTGTGGCGTAAAGAGGGGGCCAGCACCTATTTGCAAACGGCTAATAACCTCGCTGAAATCGCGGCCGCAGGGCCGGAGGCAATAGCTGCTGCCATTGATAACCTTGGCTTAACGGATACCGCCGCTATTGCCGCTAATGCATTACAGAAAAACCAAAACCTCAACGATGTAGCAGATAAGACCGCCGCACGAACCAATTTAGGGCTTAAAGGGGCGGCAGTGCTGGATATCGGAAAAACTACCGGTACTGTCGCCGCTGGCGATGATAGTCGGATAGTGGAAGCCATCAGCAGCAAAAACACCAATATTCAGTTACCCGGAGCATTAACTGCTGGCAGTGATATACGTGCAGCCCGATTACTGTCAAAAAGTGACCTTATAGCTGGTGAGGGCCGCGCCGAGGGGCACGCAACATTAGCGGTAGATGGTAATGTCCATGGCACCGTATGGGCGGCCCGCTTTCCACCTACCTGGCTAACCGTACAAGCCACCGAGTCAGGGCATGGGCGGCAGTTCAAGGAAACGGCACAATCATCAGCTCATTCGGTTTTGCGGCGATAAATCGTACCAACGTAGGCGGCTATAACTTTGTTATGTCAACGTCGAACGGCGCGTATGCCGTCACGGTTGGGATTAATGGCGGTTCACAAGGCGCAGCCGCGAATGCTCACTCAGCAAACATTTGGAACCGAACACCAAATTCATTCAGCATCCAGAACGCCCGCGATGGCGGTGTAAGTTATGACTGGACTGACTGGCCGGAGTTTTATGTCATCGCCGTTGGCCCGTAAGGAATAAAAAATGGAACAATTGATTAATCAAGAGCAGCCAGACAACGACGAATACGACAATATTTATGTTGTGGTGTTTGAGAATGAGAGCGGGCGCGGAATGACGGTGGCCAATTTCGCCGCACAAAAGTATTTAGAGGCATTTACCCATGACGGGCCTTGGCTAAAAATCTTGCGTGAAGAGCTGCCAGACCAGCATTTTATCGAGGCTTGGCAGTTCAATAAAACCCATGATGCCATCGTGGTAAATCCGGTTTGGTTGCAAGAAATGCATGTTGCAGAAGCCGAAAGAGGACGGAACCACAGAATTTTGTCAGTTCAAGATGAGCTTACATCACTTCAAACTGACTTGATGCTCGAAATTATAGATGACGAGGGTGCAGCGCGTTTAATCAATATGAAGAAATACGTTATCGCTCTAAAAAAATTAGATTTATCAAAAGCCCCAGATATCGAGTGGCCAGTAGCGCCAGAGTAGCAATCAAAGCCGGGCTTAATGGCCCGGCTATTTCAATCGTATAGCCAGCGGCCAGCTTTGGCAGATTCTGCAAACATTCTTATTGTCAGTGGCTTTTTATTTTGGATAGGTTCTTTACGAGAAAAGAGTACTTTTTCTTTCCAAGGAAAATAATTACTCCAATAGAAATTATCATAATTGACGTTAAATGCTTTGAAATAGGCGTCGGTGGCATCACTTATGTCTTCAAATACAAAATTATTTTGCAGCGCAGAATCGACTTCAACAGGGATTCTCTTGAAGACAATCGTCGCTATGAGGGAATGCTCTTTTTTCAAAAACTCGATAACCAGTAGTTCAACATCAGTTTGAGTTACCATAAATTATTGCTAACTCAAACTGATAGCCCATGAAGGTTATCCCTACTGTGAGTGCACACAGAATCGCTATAGCATTTTGGGTTAATGTTGGTTATTATAAATATAATTCGGGATTTTTTAATTAATGGAACTAATAATGAATACTAATAAATTTCTTTTTTACACAATGGCGTCATTATCATTTTGTCTGTTTTGTTTTATTACCTTTGTTGTGTTCAGCTTTTTTACAACCATCATTGATATATATAATGACGGTGGGTTATCTCCATTTAACTATAGCTATGTTGTTGGTCACTTACTTATTCTTATGTTTGGATTAGGTTGCTTCTACTTTTCAATAAAAACAACCTTTAAGTTAAAGGATAAAATTTAATTATTATCTTTCAAGACCAATTATTATCTTCATGATAATCTCGTCCCACGCGGCGGGATTTTTATCTTTTATTATCATAGCCTCAATAAATGGGCTGGCATAGCTATCCACCAAAAAATAAAACAAATCCAAATCACCAGAACTTCTTAACTTAATATATATATCAGGTGTTTTCTCCCTTAACGCATCAGAGCCATAAATTGCTCGAGACCTAGCTCCACCTATTGAGTAAATTGTTGAAAACAAAGAACCAACAAGAAATTTTCTCACGAGTCTTTTGGAGAAAATAGTAGATAAATCATTAAGAATAGCAGTGCTGATGACAAATTTACCCGTTGCTTTTCCTAAACCATCAGCGAGTGATTTTATTTTGTCCTTTCTGATTTTACTCACGAATTCATTTGTGATGATATTTAATATTTTGGTTAGATCTTCATTTGTAACACCTTTTTTTATTCTCTCTAAGAGCCGTATGGTGGCTATTTCGTTTCTTGATCTGTTTTCCGTGTCAATAAAATCAACAAATATAAATGATATGTCTTTTGAAAAGTCAATAATAACTTCACCTGCCTGCTTAAAATATATTTTATAGGCGGGTTTATTGTTTGACTTTAAAATTTCTACTATTTGATTTGCTATTAAATCTTGTTTAGACATTTTACGTTCCTTATAGAGTGTCCTATGTTTATTTTGTCACGTTCACAATTCACACTTCTTTTTACATAAACCCCATGAGAGAAATAGCTTATCATAGGTTAATATTTTAATCGTACGAAAAGCTATCGTAAGGTTTGGCTTATTACACTAAAAAATTTCTCTGTTATTACCATATAAATTCCTATCCCAGCATATTGGATTATGGATGATTACTCCATGCAATAAGAGTGAGCAAAATTCTGAAATTGGGTAGCGCTGATGGTTTTGCCTTAGGTCACATGGTAGTGAGACTCTAGCCGCAAAAAAAGCCTACGTGAGGCAGTGGGCAAGAAGGAATGAGTGTTTTGGGTGGAGCAATCTCTGGTACTGCAATTTGATTATGGTAACATTTTTGCAACATGGCAAGATTACAGGCACAAAAAACCCGGCAGCGGGGCCGGGTTTTGCGGGGCGTCACAAAGAGGCTTTAGCAAACTCAATTATTGATTTTTCATCATCATGCCTGAAATGCATAATATTATTTTTATCAAAAGTTTTTCTAATTTCGCTCATTGCTTTTGCTTCAGAATTTGATGGGCTTTTATGTCCATCAATGGTGAAAAGCACACTTGATAAATTTAGCAAGTTCTCTGCGGCAGCCCTGCTAATGTAAGTATCCCAGCTTTAGTTCCACGCACTTTTTGAGATTTCCGGGTTTTCAGCCATCAGCCGGTATTCTTCCGGTGTCAGGTTATTCAGGGATTCATGGGGCCGCTCACTGTTATATTCATTCAGCCAACGTTCCGTAATTTCCCGTGCTTCGTTCAACGTTCTAAACAGGTAAAAATCCAGTATTTCTGTCCGGTACGTCCTGTTAAACCGTTCGATAAATGCGTTTTGCGTCGGTTTGCCCGGTTTGATAAATTCCAGCATCACGCCATGCTCTTCGGCCCATTGCGCCAGAGCCAGTGATATCAGTTCCGGCCC